GGTAAGACGACGATGAACGCGGCGATTGTGGGGTGGGCGTTGTCGGAGTTGCCGCGTATTTGGGGTCGCCCTGTGCGGATCATGTCCTCAGCCCACGAGTTGGCCCTAGCCACCGAAGTGTTCGAGGAGTTGCGCGACACGTTCGAGTTGTGGGAAAAATCCGGGTTGTGCAAAGTGACGTGGGCGTATGGGCGGCATCAGGTCAAAATGGTTGACGGCTCTGTCTACGCGGTGAAGTCAGCGACCGGGAAAAAACACGGTGGCACGTGGGACATTATTCTGCTTGACGAGATTTGGGCTATGTCCGAGGCCACCATTTTCGGTGCCCTACTTCCGTCGCAGATCGCTGTGCCCAGCCCGCTGTGTTGGATGACCTCAACCGCTGGTGATGAGTCATCGCGGGCGATGTCGAAATTGCGTGAGCAGGGGCTAGCCCTGATCGACGGTGGGGAACCCGGCGACCTGTACATGGCTGAATGGTCGCTACCGTCGGGTGTCGACCCGCTTGACCCGACCTATTGGGGATTCCCCAACCCGTCGCTGGGTCGCACCATCACGGTCAAAGGTTTACACGCCGCAGCCTCGGCCCCGGATCGGAACCAGTTCCTGCGGGCGCATTGCAACCTATGGGTTGCTGCCGCATCATCATGGCTTCCGGTCGGGCTGTGGAACCAGCGCGTCGCCGAAGACCTGACACATGATGGACAGGGTTCGGTGCTGGCTGTGGATTCCGCTGTGGATGACTCAAAGTACGTTGGGGTGTGGGCACGAAAAAACACCCTCGGCGAGATCGTGGTTTCAATCAAGTTTACGACTGACTCGATACATGATCTGTGGGTGCGGATTGTCGAAGCCCTTGACAGTGATCCGAAACTGACGTTGGCGATTACCCCGTCGCTGGCGGTGCACACCCCCGAAAAGTACATACGCCGTAAACAGGAATGGGGGTATGGGGAACTGTTGAAATGGACTGGTATTTGTCGCAGCCTTATCGGCGAAGGCAAGATCCGTCATGACGGCGGTGAAATGCTGGCAGAGCACGTCGCCCGAGCGGTGCTGGTTCGAGCACAGAACACCATCGTAGTTTCGAGCCAACGGTCACCCGGCCCGATCGAGGCGTGTCGCTGTCTCATTGCGGCGACCGTGATGGTGTCCCGCCCCGCGTCGAGTGGTCGGGTTGCGTTTGGAGTTTCTGCCTAGGGTGCTTGCAAGTGTTTGCAGACGGTGTAATACTGCTAGCAGATGGGTCTTTTCTCACGCAAGGTTGACGCTGTGCACTTCGCCAGTGCACCCGTGAAGGCTGCCGCCGGTGCAGCCAACGTCGGCAACTTCCTGTACTACACCACCGGGTCAGACGAAATCAAAGCCCTTTCAGTGCCGACCGTCAGCCGTTCCCGCGACCTGATTGCAGGTCTCATCGGTTCGCTCGAATTGAAGCACTACCAAAAAGTGTGGGACTCGATCAGCGAGGAATACCGCGAGGTGTACCTGCCATTGGAGCCGTGGATGGAACGCCCCGACCCCAAAGTGTCGCGCTCATTCTTCTTTGTAAACATTTTTTCGGATCTGTTCTTTTACGGTGTCGCCTACGCCTATGTCACCCGGCGTTACGCACCGACCGGCGGTGGTGCACAGGGATTCCCCGCGTCAATGACGTGGCTGCCCGCCGCCAACATGTCATCCATCAAACAGTCCGGCTACCCACAGTTCTACGGCCCATCCGACGAATTGGAGTTCAACGGGCAACCCCTCGACGTGAGCAACATCATCCAGTTCATCAGCCCAATCGAAGGCATCTTGAAGGTTGGTGCCCGCGCCATCAACACCAGCATCTATCTTGATCAGGCAGCCGACCGTTACGCACAACTCGAAACAGTGCCCGGATACTTGCAGCAAATCGACGGTGAGGACTTGTCCGGCGAGGATCTCGGTTCGCTGGCATCCGCATGGGCAAACGCCCGTAAACAAAACGCCATCGGTGCCCTGTCCCGACAGGTTGAGTTCCGCGAATACAAGCAAAACCCGCAGGAAGTCATCTCGGATCAGCGCAAGTATCAGGCACTTGAAATGGCTCGCCTCTGCAACATCCCCGCCTATCTCGTGTCAGCCCCGACCGAGGGTGCGTCAATGACGTATCAGAACGCACAGCAGGCTCGTCAGGACTTGTATCTGTTCGGTGCCCGCATCTACCTTGACGTGATCGAGCAAACCCTGTCGGCTGACAATGTGCTGCCACGAGGCCGCTATGTCGAGTTCAACATGGAGGATTATGAAGGGGTCGCCCAAGACACCCCACAGTCCTCTGACAACCAAATGGAGAACGCATGATTGAGTTTGTATCTGTCCCGATCACCCTCGATGCCGCCGCTGGCGAAGAGGCACCGCGCACGATAACTGGTGTGGCGGTGCCTTGGGATACGCCCGCGACGGTGAGTAGTGGGGAACGTGTGGCGTTCCGTAAGGGCGCGTTTGACGTAAACGCAAAAGCCCCGAAACTGCTCGAAGGTCACGACATGTCACAGTTGCGTGGCGTTGTTACCGAACTGGTCGAAGCCGAAGAAGGTCTGCTGTTTACAGCGAAGTTCGCTCAGACCCGCGCCGCCGACGAAGCCATTGCCTTGATCAAGGCTGGCGCGTATGACTCGGTCAGCGTTGGTGCTGTCCCCGTGAAATACAAGTTTGACAAGAACGGCACAATGGTTGTGTCGCAGGCAAACCTTGTCGAAATCAGTCTTGTGGCTCAGCCCGCGTTCGCGGATGCTGTGATCACAGAAATCGCCGCCTCCCAGCCCGAAGAGGGCGAAGAGGTTGTCGAACCACAACCCAATGACATTCCTGAGGAGGAAACCATGTCACAAGAAACCCCAGCGGTTGAGGCTTCGGCTGAAATCGTTCCCACCGCGCCGATTGTGTTCGCTCAGGCGAAAAAGCACGTCGAGATGCCAACCGCCGTTGAATACATCGCCGCAGCAATCGCAGGTGGCGATCAGTGGCGCGCAATGTCCGAAGCAATCCGCGCAGGAGCACCGGACATCGTCACAACCGACACACCCGGTGTCCTCCCGACACCAATCGTGGCACCCGTCTACAACAACTTCATTGGTCGCCGCCCCGTCGTCGACGCTGTTGGTGTTCGCGCAATGCCCGCAGGTGGCAAGGTGTTCATCCGCCCCGAAGTCACCACCCACACCAGCATTGGTGCATCCATCGCTGAGCAGTCACCGACCGCAGGCACAATGGTTGTTTACAACAACCAGGTCACCAAGCAGATTTTCGGCGGCTGGGTCAGCATCAGCGAGGCTGACATCGACTGGACAGATCCGGCAATCCTGAGCGTCGTTCTTGACGACATGGGCCGTATCTACGCCAACGCCACCGACAACTACGCCGCAGACACGCTCGCGTCGGGCGCATCAGTAACTGTCAACTTTGCAACAGCATCGCTCAGCGACCCGGCAACGTGGGCATCGTGGATCGGCGTTGCAGCATCCACCATCCTGTCCGGCTCAAACGGCAACCTTCCTGGTCACCTGTTTGTTTCGCCGAACATTTGGCAGGAACTGCTTGCCCTTACCGACACGGCAGACCGCCCGCTGTTCCCGCAGGTTGGCCCGATGAACGCCTATGGCAATCTTGGCCCCGCCCAGTACGGCGGCAACGCCTTCGGCCTTCAGGTTGTCGTTGACCGCAACTTTGCGTCGAGCACACTCATCATCGGTGATGCCACCGGCTACGAACTGTTCGAGCAGCAGAAGGGTGCACTCAGCATCGACTCGCCGTCAACGCTGTCGCGCACGATCGCATTCCGTGGCTACTTCGCCGCGCTGATGATCGACTCGACCAAGTTTGTCAAGGCCGCGTTCGTCTGATACTGATCGGGTAGACACGAGGGTTCTGTATGGCTAGCGCAACAATCACGCACGTTCGCCGCATAGACAACTATGCAGCCGTACAGACCCTCACCGACCTCGAAGTTCAACCCGGCGACACGGTCACCGTCTCGGCGGTGGCTCTCACCGGGTTCAACGCAACCGCAACCGTTTACAGCACCGAGCCGTACTACCTCGACGGTGTCGACGACGAGGGCTACCTCGTTTTTGACTATGACCTTCCACGGCCTAACCAAATCATCTACGCCAACACAGGCGATGACGTGGCCTACGAATCAGAATCAGGCACCGTCACCTACACCCAATCCGTAACATGGATCGTGGCGGCTGACGTGCTGGCATGGCTCGGTATCGACGTGGCAACCGCCAACGACACAGCCTTCGTGACAACATGTGTAAACGCCAGCAACGCTTGGTGCTACCGCAAACGCCGCGAAGCCGGGTACATCGACTCAATGGGCACAGTGCCCAGCGCAGACGTGAAACTCGGTGCCGTTATGTACGCCGCGACGCTGTACCGCGAACGCGGCTCGGTCGACTCGTTTGCATCGTTTGACTCGATGAACATTGGTACAAGCCCGTCAGCAACCCTTGGTCGCATTATGCAGCTGCTGGGTTGTGGTCGAGCGCAGGTGGCCTAATGGCAGCCTCGGGGATTCTTATCGACGCTGTGAACGCCGTGAAAACGGCTCTCACCGCGCTCGGCTTGAAACCCGTTACCGATCCGCGCAACGCCCGCCCGCTGTCCGTTTTCATTGAACTACCAACCGTCTCCGCGTTTACATACAACGTCGGTGACATCACACTTCGCTGCCGCGTCTTGGCTCCACCCCCCGGGAACCAAGACGCGGGCGACTACCTCATGACCATCGCCGACCAAATAATGAACTCGGCGATTGCCGTCACTGACTTGTCACCCGGTGTGGTGTCCGTCGGTGGGCAAGACCTACCAACCTACGACCTCACAGTTCGTGTGGCCGTTCAACGCCAATAGGAGAACACAATGGCAACCACAACGTTCCTCTCGAACGCAACCGTAAACATCACCCAAGGCATGACCTCATACGACGTGTCGGATCAGTGCACCTCGCTCACCCTCACCATCGGTCAGGATGAACTCGAAGTGACCGCGTTTGGCGATACAGGCCACAAGTACGTCGGCGGCCTCCAATCCGTCGAAGTCACCATGACGCTGTTCCTGTCGTACGGCACAGGCGAGATTGAGCCGCTTATCGCTGCCGCCGTCGGTCAGGGAAACACCACGCTCGTGATCAGCCCTTCGGGAACCACCGAATCAGCCAGCAACCCCGAATACACCATCACGAACGCCATGCTCGCATCGGCTCCGGTTATCAACTCATCCGTTGGTGAACTGGCAACCGTTGACCTGACGTTTACTGGTGGCACTTGGGCACGCGACATCACCGCACCGTAAACACACCTAGTGGGAGAAACACATGAAAATCAAAATGCAAATTGTTGAGTCGAGCGGCGAAACGTATCAGGTTGAAACCAATCTGTTTACCGTTGTCGCCCTCGAACGCAAGTTCAAAGTCAAAGCATCCGACCTCGCGCAAGGCATCGCTATGGAACACCTAGCGTTCCTTGCGTACGAGTCGTGTAAACAGCAGTCCATTCCGGTGCCGCTGGCGTTTGACGACTACATCAAAAAACTGGATCACATCGAGATTGTTGACGAGGAACCCGCAAACCCTTCCGAAAAGGCACCTACTCACGACGACTAGCGGAGTTGCTGGTTGTCACCGGGTGGTGGCCTCCCGAATTAGAGTTTGAGACACGAGATCTTGCCACTGTCATTGACGTGTTGAGCGAACAAGCGAAGGAGGCGAAACGTGCCCGTAAACACTAAAACCGAGTTGGTAGGTGCCAAAGATGCGATTCGTTCCCTGAACAAGATCGAGCCGGGTTTGCGTAAACAGTTTGCTGCGCAGGCAAGCGACATTGCTGCACCAGCAATCCGTGAGGCACAGGCGCGTTATCAGCGGATCGGTGTGCCGTTATCCGGTATGACTCGCGCATGGTCACAGAACGGTCGCAAACTCTTTCCGTACAACGTGGCGAAGGCTGTGCGTAACGTGAAAATCAAACTCGAAGGTGATCGCCGCCGCACTGCTGTCATCCTTATTGAGCAGCGCGACGCAGCCACCGCAATTTTCGAGACAGCAGGCCGCAAAGACCAAAACAGCCTTGGCGACGCGCTTGGGCCGCTACGCCCGAACCACACTCGTGTCCTTGGGCCGTCACTGTTCGCGCACCGCAACGACGTACAACGCGAAATGGAACGAGCAGTGCTGCAAGTAATTGACCGTGTAAACAGAGAGTTGGCGTAATGGCTGTCAGTATCCCCATCATTGCCGAGTTCAAGGGCGGCAATGCTTTCGCCAAAGCGCGCAAAGAGTTTGCCCAGTTGGAGACCGCCAGCAAGAAGGCTGGTTTCGTGATGAAGAAAGCCCTCATTCCGGCTACTGCCGCGCTGGGGGCTGTCGCCACCGGGCTGTTTGACGCAACCAAAGCCGCTATTGAGGATTCAGCCGCACAGCAGTTGCTAGCCAAGAACCTGAAACGCACCACCAAAGCAACCGATACGCAGATCGCGGCGGTTGAGGATTACATCGCGTTACAGGGCAAGTTGTTGGGCGTTACCGATGATGAGTTGCGCCCCGCATTTGCGAAGTTGGCTCGCGCCACCAAGGACATCACCAAGGCTCAGAAACTGCTGAACCAAGCCCTCGACATCAGCGCGGCGACAGGCAAACCGCTTGCCACCGTCGTTACGGCCCTCGAACGTGCCTATGGCGGCAACCTGACCGCCTTAGGTCGTCTGGCCCCCGAGTATCGAGCATTGATCAAAGACGGTGCCACTTTTGAGCAGGTCATGGCGAAGTTGGCTAACACGACAAAGGGCGCAGCAAGCGACGCAGCGAACACCGCCGCAGGCAAGTTTCAACGCCTCAAAACCTCGCTCGATGAAACAAAAGAATCCATTGGTGCGGCTCTTCTCCCGGTAGTGGAAAAGGTGTTGCCATTTTTGGAACGGTTCGCAAACTGGGCAGCCGAGAACCCCGACGAGTTTCTTGCTATTGCGGCTGCAATCTCCGCTGTTGCTGCTGCAATCGTCGCTGTAAACATCGCTATGGCGGTCAACCCGTTCACCGCGTGGGCCTCTGCCATCGCCGTCGTTGTCGTTGGGCTTGTGTACCTCTACAACAAGTTCACATGGTTTAGCGACGCTGTAAAAACAGAAATCAACCGTTGGATTGGCTGGATTGAAACCGCCGCAAACGCTGTTGTTCTGCTGATCAACACCTTGATTCGAGGGTACAACGCTTTGCCATTCCTTGGCGACCTTGCCCTCATTCCCGATGTAAACATCCCGCGTGTCCGATCCGGTGGCCCTGACACCAGTGGGTTGTCCCCATCACGCGCGACCGCGCTCGCAGATGGCGGCATCGTCACCAAACCCACGTTTGCCCTCATCGGTGAAGGTGGCGAATCCGAAGCAGTCATCCCATTGTCGAAACTTGCTCAGATGGGTTACGGCGGCAACGGCGGTGTGAACATCACGGTGCAGGCTGGTGTTGGCGACCCGGTCGCTATTGGTCGTGAAGTGGCTCGCGTTATGGATGCCTACGGGCGGCGCAACGGTCGGGTGGCGTAATGCCATACCCCGCAGCAGTAGTCGAAATCGCATTTGACGACGGGCCATACGTTGTTAGCCCGACATGGACTGACGTCACCGCCTATGTGCGTGGTTTGACTGTTGATCGTGGAGTGCGTGACGATTGGGCACTGGTCGCGGATGGTTCAGCGACCGTGGTGCTGTCAAACCGTGACCGCAGGTTTGACCCGTTCTACACGTCGGGGCCGTACTACGGGAAACTGTTGCCGCGCCGTCAGATCAGGGTTCGAGCAACCCACGGCGGCACCACCTATGACGTGTTCCGTGGCTTCATCGCTGGGTGGCCTCCGACGTGGACTGACGCAGGGTACGACTCGACCGTGGAGTTGTCGTGTTTTGATTCGTTGCAATTGCTGGGGTCGTCGTCAATGCCCGCGGATTGGGCGCGCCCATACATTCTCAGCCTTTTACCTCGTCATTATTGGGAGATGGATGACCCGGTGCGGTTGTACCAGTCCAACATGGTGCTCAAAGACGCTGGCTCTGAGGTGTCGCAGGTCAACGCCTATTCGACGTACATCTATCAGGGCGGGCAGATTGCGGCTGGGTTGCCGTCTCATTCCATCGCCACCGACTTTCTGCAAGGCATCTCACAATTTGCAACCACAATTACCCCGAGCGTGTCGTCGTCGTTTACGGTGTCGTATTGGGCGCAAGCCACCACTAGCGGCGGTCTCGGGTGTTACATGGCTCTTGACTGTTTCGGGCACACCATCGAGATGTATTTTGACACCAACAGCAGTGGCGCAACCTACGGTCGATTCACCGCAACAGCCACCAACTCGGGTGGCAAAGGCACCTGGACTTCCACAACCAACTATGACCCGGCTGAACCGCACCACATAGCGTTCACCCACAACACAGGCACCGGGGTTGGCAAACTCTACATCGACGGGTTTGACGTGACCTCGGCGAAAACATCGGCTGGCGGGTCGGCGGCTGCCGCATGGGAAAACTTTATTTTCGACCGTGGACAGTTTCAACAGATTGCGTTGTTTCCGTCGGTGTTGACGCAGGCTCAGGTGCAGGAAATCGTACGCCTCGGCGAAGGGCAGTACCCCGAAACCACTTCGGCGCGTGTCACCCGCATCATTGCCAACACCCCGTATTCCGCGTCGCTGGTGTCCACCCCAGCCAGCCCAGCCTCCGACGTGCTCGACCTCACAGCAAACGCCCCGACCGCTGTCGCCGAACTAGGCCGCGTCGCATCATCCGAATACGCCCCACTGTTCGTCTCGAAGGCTGGCACCCTGACGCTCTACAGCCAGTCACAGATCCGCAGCCAAACCAAATCCATTGTTTCACAGGCCACCTACGGCAACGGCGGGCTGTCCATCGGCACCGAGGTGCAGTTGCAGTACGACGGCGACTCGCTACGCAACATCGCCAACGTGCAAATGTCAGCCCAAGGTGTTTACATCGACGAAAACACGACCAGTCAAACCGCCTACGGCGAATCCGAACAGTATGTCGAGACACAGTTGGCGACGTATGACGACGCGATTGCGGTGGGTGACATTGTGACCGGGTGGGGTGGGCAGGTGTACGCCAAGGCCAGCCCCGTTGACGTGGTGCTCGATCCGAGCGCGTCGTGGGCATCGACGCTGGGGTTGGAGTTGTGGGATCGCATCACGCTGGCGGTTGCCCCAAAAACAGGCAACACGATCACCACCCCAATGCTCGTGTCCCGCATCACCCACACTGTCACCCCTGAGCGTTGGTCAACCATGCTTGAAGGCTCGGCGCGGTGGGCAGCGGTTTTTATTCTCAACACTTCCACCCTCGGTGGCACAGACCTTTTAGGATAGGAGAGTTATGGCTTACCCAGTTTTTGCTAGTGGCGACGTGCTGAACGCGTCAGACATGAACGCGGTTGGTTTGTGGCTGGTCAAAACACAAACCGTGGGTAGTGGTGTCACCAGTGTTGCGGTTAGCAGCGCGTTTTCGAGCAGTTACGACAGTTACCTAGTGACTTATTCAGGTGGTGCAGCATCCACTAACCCTGTTCTGACTTTCAAGTTGGGGGCATCTGCCACTGGTTATTACAACTCAATGCCGTATGTGTCTTACGCGGGCACCACAGCGCAGGCTGTTTACGCCGCGAACGCCGCCAACTTCAACTGGGCTGGCTATTGCGGCCCGAACTACACCGGAATCCACGCAATCGTTTCAGACCCATTTCTGTCCAAGTACACCCGCATTAGTGCGTTTTATCAGGCTGAAAACGAAGCAGGCACGATGGGAGGAATTCACAAAGTTGCCAGTTCGTACACCGACTTTACCATTGGTGTTTCGGCGGGAACATTGACGGGCGGTACCATCCGCGTTTACGGGCTGAGGAACTAACCATGGCAAAACGACCACTTATCCAAATCGACGACACAGTGCGCGAAATGACCAAAGCCGAATACGAAGCACTGCTCGAAACAGGCTGGACACCCGGCGAGGAAACCCCCGATGCAACTGACGAACCCGCCTAAGGCTTTCATCGCCCTTGTGGGGCTTGTGTGCCTCACCGTACTGCTCGCCATTGACGCAATCGACAACGCCACCGGGACAGGCATGATCGGCACCATCCTCGGCTACGCAGTCGGCAACGGCATCGCCGCCAAATCAGGGAAACCAGCCGACCCCATCATCGGGCCGAAAGACCATGGCTAGGCCATACCCATACCAGCCCGGCACCTACACCGTCGCCACCCGTAAACAACCCGGACTCGAAGAGTTCTCATACCTGTGCCGTCGACGCTGGAAGTTCCGCAACCTCGGCACATGGGTCATCCGGCAGATGAACGGCAAACCGCTCCTGTCAGTTCACGCCACAGGGAACGCTTGTGACCTTGGCTACCCAGCCACCGCTAAGGGGCGTCAAACGGCGTTAGAGGCGTGTAGATGGCTCACCC